AAATTAGGTATAATTGCGCCCAAATAGTCTTGCCCGACTGGTAAGACGCGGGACTTAGGAGAGGTTTATGCCTGCGTCGATGACATTTACCAGTTTGCAGTCGGACATCCGCAACTACCTTGAACGCGGTGGTGCGACCGACCCTATTGTTTACGAGCAGATTCCCCGGCTAATTACGTTGGCCGAGCGGCGGATCGCCCGTGAGCTGAAGATTCAAGGCTTCCAGACCGTAGTCAATACAACCTTGCAATCCGGGGTAGCGGTTTACCCGAAGCCGGATCGGTGGCGCGACACCATCAGCATCAACTACGGCACCGGCACTAACAACAATGTGCACACCCCGGTGTTTGCCCGATCCTACGAGTACATCCGCTCCTACTGGCCAAACGAAACGACCACGGGTGGCCCGCAGTTTTACGCGGACTACGATTATAAGCACTGGATCTTTGCGCCGACCCCGGATGCCAACTATCCGCTGGAAGTGCTTTATTACGAACTGCCGCCGTTGCTGGACGACACAAACCAGACCAACTGGCTGACGGAGTTTGCGCCGAACTTGCTGTTGTACGGAGCCTTGGTTGAGGCTACGCCGTTTGTTAAGGACGACGAGCGCGTGCAGTTGTGGCAGTCCTACTATGACCGGTCGCTAGCGGCGCTGAACGGCGAAGATCTACAGAAGATTGTTGACCGGTCTACGAACCGGCGAGAGGCTTGAACATGACCTCAACTTACACCCAAACATTCGGTGGCACGACGATCTATCCGAGCGATGTCTCGTATCGTTATGTCTCACTGACCATTGATCAGGCGTTGGACTGGCCGCTGGAGGCGGCTCCGACTACCAATGTCGTGGCGGCCATCATGGACGTTAATGCCGTCTCTGGCGGGCTTTCGCTCATTATGCCGAATGCCACTCAGGCATCGACTGGCGAAACGGTTCTATTTAACAACGTCGGCGCCAACACCTACACGGTTAAGGACTATACCGGCACGCAAATATGCGCGGTTCCGAGCGGTGCGACGTTCCAGATCTACCTGACCAGCAACAGCACGACGGCGGGCACTTGGCGTTCGTTCCAGTATGGAGCTTCGGCCTCGGCTTCTAATGCCTCTGCATTGGCTGGACTGGGTATCAAGGCGATTGCGACCACGCTGAACCAGTCGATGCCGGTCAGCACATTCAACAGCAACTACACCACCGGTAGTAGTGATCGGGCAAAAGTGCTCGTATGGAACGGTGGAGCAGGGACGCTTTCTTTAGCCTCGGCACCATCCGTTGGATCGGACTGGTTTGTTAATGTCCGCAACAGCGGAACGGGCGATCTGGTCATTGACCCAAATAGCTCGGAGCTGATCAACGGAACGGCCACGCTGGTGTTGTCACCCGGCGACAGTTGTATTGTTGTCACCGATGGCGTTGAGTTTTGGACGATTGGTTTTGGCCAGTCTTCTGTTTACGCCTTCACTTTGCTGTCGATTGATATTTCTGGCAGCGGCAACTACACGCTCTCTATCGGAGAGTTGAACAAAACTGCTTATATCTTCACCGGCACGCTGACCGGCGACAGAGAGATCATTGTTCCTAATACGATCCAGCAGTACTGGGTCAGCAACCAAACGAGCGGCGCTTATCAATTTGGCGTACGAACATCGGGTCAGGCCTCTCCCGGTGTGACATTGGCGCAGAATGCGCGAGCGATTTTCTACTGCGATGGAACGGATGTGGTGGACGCGGATACGTCTACGGTGTCGTTGCCTGTGCAGATTTCGCAAGGTGGTACAGGAGCCACCACGGCTTCGAGTGCTCGAACGAACTTGGGTGCAACTACGGTGGGTAACGCCATCTTTACTGCTTCAAGTCAAGCGGCTGCACAGATTGCCATTGGCCTTAGTCCCATTGAGGGCGGTACATACTAATGCCGTTGCAACCGGTTATTGTTCGCTCTGAACCCGGTATCAAGCGCGACGGTACCAAGTTTGAGGGCAATTATTACGTTGACGGCCAGTGGGTCCGGTTTCAGCGTGGACTTCCTAGAAAGATTGGGGGCTTTCGCGCTGTTCAGGATTCGCTGGACAACATTGCCCGTGGTATGCACATCCATAACAACAACTCTTTTACTTATGTTCACATCGGGACATCGGATGGTGTGTTCCGCTTCCGGCTGGATCAAAACAGTCTGGCGAGCAACATCATCAACCGAACTGATCCATCGTATGTTTCAAACGTAAACGCGCTGTGGCATTTTGATGTGGCGTATAACACCACAACGAATCAAAACGAAATACTGGCGCATGTTTCGAATGACGTTGAAGACATCTCGTCTGATGCAAACGGGGCCTTGTACAGAGGTTACGATAACGGCGTTGCTCCCTTAACGTTAGTTCCAGAAGTCACTGTATCTGGCGGCATCGTAGCTCTTGCGCCGTATGTGTTTGCTTATGGATCTGATGGCTTCGTTCAGTGGAGCCGCGCTGGCTATACGGACGACTGGACCAACGGCGACTCTGGCGCTGCTCGTGTAACGAGTCAAAAGATCGTCAAGGGTCTGCCGCTTCGTGCGGGTGCTGGTAATGCGCCTGCTGGATTGTTTTGGTCTTTGGATTCCGTGGTTCGTGCCTCTTATGTGGGCGGGGCTGCGGTGTTTCAGTTTGACAACATTACATCTCAGTCAAGTATCCTGTCTGGGCAGAGCGTCATTGAGTACGACGGAATTTACTTCTGGTGTGGCGTTGACCGATTCTTGATGTTCAACGGTGTTGTACGCGAAGTCCCGAACAGCCTGAACCTGAACTGGTTCTACGACAACCTGAACTACGCCCAGCGCCAAAAGGTTTTTGCTTTTAAGATTCCGCGTTGGGGCGAGATCTGGTGGTGTTACCCGCGTGGTAATGCGACTGAATGCACGCATGCCGTGATCTACAACGTGCGTGAGAATACTTGGTACGACACTGAATTACCGGGCGGCGGTCGTTCTGCGGGTCAGTACGCGCAGGTGTTTAATTCTCCTCTGGTCATTGGCGTTATTGATACGACTGAAACAGACTTCCGCGAAACGGAAGAGGACGATCTGCGCATCACCGAAAATGGTGACTACCGCATCATCAACAACCAAAAAGGTTATGTGGTGTGGCAGCACGAATACGGCACCGACGAAATCAACGGCACGCAAATCAGGCCTATTGAATCGTTCTTTGAGACAGCGGACATGTCGTTGCTGACAGGTGATCAGCCGCAGAACATGGCAGTGCGCGTTGAGTTCTTGGAGCCGGACTTTGTTCAGTCCGGGAACATGACCGTTCGTATTACTGGCCGCGCAAACGCTAAAGCCGGTGAAGTGACTAGTGATCCTCAGACGATCTACGCCACGCTAACTGACCGTCAGCAACAGTTGGTGTACTTCCGCGAGATCCGCCGTGAATTACGCTTCCGCTTTGAGAGCAACACGCTGGGCGGTAACTACCAGATGGGTCAAATCATTGCCCACATCGAACCGGCTACGGGCACAATCTTGGGTGAGAATCCATGACCCGCTTAGTTGATCCGAGGACTATGCGCTTGCAGGACTGGGCGGATGTCACGGTTTATGATCTTGAGACTTATGGCCCAATAGCTCGCTTGGAGAAAGAATCCGAGTGGCAGAATTGGGCGGCTGGCATCATTGGCATCAATGGCATTTCCCAGCAAAACCCGCCGTCGCCGTATGCGTATGATGATTGGCGCGAATGGGCAATCCGTTTCTATCAAGTTTTGGACTAGGTGAACCATGGCTAACTACTACACATACGGGGAAGTTCCAGACATTGATGAGACGGTATTTGGTCCGTCAATTGATGTTTCTGGTCTTGATGATGCCGCACCAGTAGACCGTGGGTTGCCCGCAGAAGAGCCTATTGGCCCCTCGCCGTTGGACTTGGTGGATGAGCCGGTGCCAGTACAGCCGCCTCCCGTTATGACGCAAGAGCCGCCACCAAACATCTTTGTTGAGGGAGCAACGACCCCCGAGAGCACCGGCTTGAACATGGGTGCGCTTGATGAGTTGTTCGCTAACCTGCGCAAGAATCAGGAGCTTCAGAAGCTCGCGCTTGAGCCGGGCCTTTTGCAGCAGGGCTTTACTGGAACATCAGGAATTACTGCGCCTCCAGCCGGAGCCGGTATAACGGCCACGCCGACTCGCCCAGAAGAGCCGCCAATTGATTTTGAAGTGACACCAGAGATGGCTGGTGCTTTGCAAGAAGTGGCTAAACCCGCTGCTATTAGTGACGCCGAACGAGCCGCAGTTACCAGCAATCCTCGCGTGCAGGCTTTGCAACAGATTAGCGACAAGCTTAAAGCAAACGATTTTGCTGGCGCTTTTGATAGCGCTTTGGCTGCGGAACGTAACCTTGGTGGCGACTTTGTTGGCAACATCATTGACTCCAACAAGATGCGCGAACTTCGCGGTCCGATGAACGCTGAAGAAATCACCAAGTTCTACAACGAAATGCCGCAGAAGGTATTTGAAGAGCGATACCTTGGCCCCGGCAACGAGTTCAAGAAAGAGCAAGCCATTGAGCGAAACATTGCTGCGCTTGGTGGGCAGGCTGGGTACGTTGACCCGATGCTTGGGGTTAAGAAAGAAGAGACGCTGCTTAGCAAGTTGCCTGTCAAAGAGTTGGCGGCTTTGGCTGCTGCCGCTATGGGTGCTACCGCTATCCCCGGTCTTCTTGGTGGCGCTGGTGGGGGCGCTGGAGCGGGGGCTGGTGCTGGTGGTGCGGGTGCTGCTGGCGGAGCGGGCGCTGCCGGTGCTGGTGCTGGTGCGCTGACTGGTGTTGTGCCGACTGGGCTTGTTCCCGGCGCGGTCAGTGCTGCTGGTCTTGGCACGGCCACGTTCCCCATCATTGCTGGCGGTGGGCTGACTGCTGCTCAGGCTGCTGCTTTAGGGCTAGGTGCTGCGGGTGCTGCTGGCGCTGCGGGCGGGTCTGCTGCTGCTCCAAAACCGCCGGTCGAGCCGGGTCCGTTAGAAGAAGTCGTGGTGACTGGTACGAAGGCTCCGACTGTGCCGATTGTTCCGCCGGCTGTTCCGCCTCTTACTACCCCAGTTACGCTACCCGAGACGCCTCCGCAGTTTGAGCCGGAAGTAGAGATCGCTGACGAAGTTCCAAGGCCGCAAGAGCCGCTGCCCGAAGTTATTGTGCAAACGTCTCAGCCGGTTACTCCGGGTCTGGGACTGCCTCCTTTTGTGCCTCCGCTTAGCACGCCGGTTACGTTGCCGGAAGCGCCTCCGCAGTTTGAGCCTCCGCCGGAAGTGACGGAAGAGCCGCCGGAAGAAGAAGGTCCGCTGGACGAGGTTGTTATTGAGACGGGCAAGCCGGTTCCGCCAGCATTGGATTTACCTCCTATTGTGCTGCCGCCCAAAACACCGGTCAACCTGCCCGACACTCCGCCGGAATTTGAGCCGCCTGTTGAGGAACCGCCTCCTGAAGAAGAAGGTCCGCTGGATGAAGTGATTATTAAAACAACGCCGACTCCGCCGCCGGATTTAATTCTTCCGCCGATTGTGGTTCCAACTACAACTCCTGTGGATATTCCTAAGGAGCCGCCGAAGATCAACGAGCCAAAGAATCCGCTTGAAGATCAGTTCAAGGCGCTGATGGACAAGTACGCCAATCTGGAAACCCTGCTTAAACTGCTGGGGGCCTTGGGTGCGGCTGGAACAAAAACACCGACTACTCCGGTAACCAAGCCGACAGCCCCAAGTTTAGGGGGCGCGTTGCCGAAGTACGTTTATACCCGCAAGCAACTCAGCCCGGATATTGACTACTACACCTACGGCACCCGGCCCGAGGCGAAGTTCTTTGAGGACTCCATGCAGTTGGCGCAACCGACTCAGCCTCCTCTGGAACAAGGCCCACCGGCTACGACGCCTGATGAAGATAAGGCCATGGCTACGGGTGGACTGACTGGCTACGCCAAGGGCGGCTCCAACGAGACTCGTTATTTCGACGGTCCCGGCTCGGGTCGCGATGACAAGATCCCGGCTCTTCTGAGCGATGGGGAATACGTGATGGATGCAGAAACACTGGCCCTTTTGGGGGACGGTTCGACCAAGGAGGGTGCTCGGCGCATGGATCAGTTCCGTGCTAATATCCGCAAGCACAAGGGTCGTGCCCTCTCGCGTGGCCAGATTAGTCCGGACGCAAAATCGCCCAACAAGTATATGGGCGGAGGGTTGAGCTAATGAGCGTTGTAGATTTCTTGTTTGAGGGCAGTGCCCCGACGCCGGGCACAAGTAGCAGTACGACTCAGGTTCAGCTCCCAGAGTGGTATACCCAGTACACCACTGACATGCTGGGTCGCGCCAAGGCTGTTGCTGACCTTCCATACGCTCAGTACACCGGCCCTCGGATTGCTGGCTTTACCCCGGATGAGAAGGCCGGATTTGCCGCCACTAAAACTGCTGCTACTTCGTACCAACCCTTTTTAAGTCAGGCCGGTGCCACGTTAGGCAAGGCTGGTGGCATGAGCGGGTTGGAATCGGCTTCTGGCGATTTTGCAACGGCTGCGGGAATGCGTGGAGCCGAAGCGGCTGCACCTCTCTTTACTCGCGCTGCGGGGATGTCTGGGGTCGGCGCGGCTCAACCCATGTTCGCGCAGGGTGTGGATGCTCTTCAACGCGCAGGTGCAGGTTCAGCCCTATCGGCAGCGCAGCCCTACATGTCGGCAGCGGCTCGCACGTTCCCTCAAGCGGCTCAGGAGTACATGAACCCCTACATTCAGGGCGTCGTGGAAGAGATCGGCAAGCAGGGTGTTCGCCAGTTGAAGGAGAAGTATCTCCCCGAAGTGGGTCGAGAGTTCATTCAGGCTGGGCAGTTTGGTGTTGGCCCCGGTTCGAGCCGCATGGGCGAGTTTGGTGCGCGTGCATTGCGCGATGTTCAAGAGGCTGTGCTTGGCGAGCAGGCCAAGGCGCTTCAGGCTGGCTACGGTCAGGCTGCGGACATCTACGGGCGCGATGTGGCTCGCTTGGCGGATCTGGCTGGCACGGCTGGTCAACTCAGCACGGCGGACTACAACCGTTTGCTACAGAGCGGTCAGAGCATTGCCGACATTGGTGCCAAGATGGGCCAGTTGACGGCAGACGATGCCTCGCGGTTGGCTGAGATTGGCAAGGCTACGGGTACGCTCACGGCTCAAGACGCGGCCAACTTGGCTCGTATTGGCGAATCAAAGGGTCAGTTGTCTGTTCAGGACGCACAGGCTCTGCGTGACTTGGCTTCTAAATATGCTCTGCTTGGTGAGACTGAACAAGAGCTTGGATTGCGTGGTGCTGAGGCTATCACTGGCGTTGGCGCTAAAGAGCGTGCTATGCAGCAGGCCAACTTGGATCTGGCGTATCAGGACTTCTTGCGACAAGAAGGGTACTCGAAAGAGCAGATTAAGTTTATGTCTGACATTCTCAAAGGCATTAACCTTCCTAAGACTGAGATTTCTACAACGGTTGAGACTCCTGCTCAGCCGGGCGGGGCTTCGGGGATTGAGAAAGCCATTAGTGGTGCAACTGGTATCAAGGAAATTATTGACTTGATTAGAAAGTATTTCCCTAGCGGCGAAAAAATCTCCGACGAAACTGGCCAGTACGATCCAAGTCGCGGCGGAGGCGGAGAAACTATCCCCGGAACTCCGACTGAGGGGGGTTGATCATGGAAGACGAAAACGAACTGTACGGCCTTGAGTCGGAGTACTTTCCCGAAGAGGAAGTTGCCGAAGAGGAAGAGTCTGTGTCGGGCCTTTCTTCTCTCCCAGCTACGGGGGCGCTTCGTTCGGAGCTTTTTCAACGGCTTTTGGAACGCGAAAAGCGAGCGTCTGAAACTGAAGATAAAGACTTCAATACGGTTCTCAGCACGATTGAGCAGGCCAAGCAGCGTCTTCTAGCGAAGCCCAGTAAGGGCGAAGAGTTGCGCAACATTGCTATGCGGTTGGCTCAGCCTCGAAAACAAACTGATCCTCGCTTTTTTGAGCGTCGGAATCTGTATACGTTCTTGCGTGACATTGGCGAGTATGGTGGCGAGCAGGCCGAAGCCCGTAAGGAAGCCGAAGCCAAAGCGTTGCAATTGGATCAACTTGCTGCCAAATACCGCATGGAGCGCGCTCAGAAGGAAGGGACGCAGGCTCGTCAGTTGATGGCTCAGTATTTTAAGGAGCCTAAAGAGCAGGGCGAAACAGCGCGTACTCGGGCTTTGCGAGAAGAAGCCGCATTGCGTGGAATTACTGTCCCAGAGCTTTTAAAGCTTAAGGATGAGGAAAAGAAGAAGGGTAAGGAGGACAAAGGGTTAACCATCCCTGAGCTTCGCTCTATTCGCGTAGACGTAGCGGCAACTTTGGACGGTCCAAAGGAAAGGCTTACCACTATTAATGAAGGCTTGAGCAACCTTGGCCTTGCTATTAAGGGTAATTCTCAGGCTGAGTCTCAGCTTAATCGCGCTCTTGCAAGCATTTCTGGTGACAAGCAGTTGAGCATGGCTGAAGTTGAAAGTATTGTGGGCGCGGGTTCGTTTGCTCAGCGCGTTGGTAATGCTATTTCCAAGTTCTTCACTGGCGGCGCTGGCGATCTGACCAACGAGCAAAAGAAAGAGCTTCTTGAGACCTATGAGGCATATCACGCCAACAGATATAACAGCGCAAGAAATCGTTTGAAAAGAATTTATTCTGGCTTTGAAGGCATTCCTGAAGATACGTTTGATGCTCCGTATGTCAGTGTTGCCGATAAACGACGGCGTGAGGCAGAAGAAGAAGCCAGACGAAAGGCTGACCAAGAAAAGTCAGAACCTGCTGGCATTACCTTAAGTACTCAGAAAACAGTTCGGCCAGTTGACTAATAGGGGAATTTAATGGCTACGCCCTATATTTATACTGTTAATGGCAAAAAGTTTGCCTCTGATGAGCCATTGACTCAGGCCGAATTGAATGAGTTAAAAGCCAAGGTTGGCGGTGCCCCTGCTGCTCCGAAGCCTGCTCCTGCAACTCCGCCCCCTGCTGCTGCCGCTCCAAAAGGTCCGCAAGAGCCTGCCGGTATAGGCGAGTATTTGCTTAACGCTTTTAAGAAAGGTGTTTCTCAAACTACTTCTGCTGTCGGTGCTGCGTATGAAACCGGCACAGAGATGGCGCAAAAACTGCGCGAAATGGAAGAGCGTGCTCGTCGTGAAAAGATGGGTCCGCGTGAACGTTTTGAAATGTTCCGCCAAAGCGGGTATTTTCCAAGCCTTGCCGAACTTGCCGAAAAGTACGGACAACAACAGCGGACTACTGCTCGTGTTACAGGTGCTCGCGATCTAACTGCTCCGGGTCCGGTGACCGAGATTATCGGGGCTGGCGTTGAAGCCATGGCTGACCCACTTGGGTTAGTTGGCAAGGCAAAGCTTGTTCCTGTTATTAAGAATGCTATTGGTGAATTTACGACTGGCGTTGCTGCCGACGTTGGTGGTCGCGGTGGTGCTGCTGCTGAACGATATTTTACTGAAGACGAGTCCGGCCTTGGTCGTGTTGCCGGTGCTTTATTGGGTGGCGGTGCAAGTGCTGCTAAGAGAGAAACTGTATCTAATTTGGCTGAGCAAGCCGCTCCAGTTGTGTCTCGCGGGGTAGACTGGGTAAAGAAAGTTGTAACGGGCGGGAAGCCCTCCGAAACAGAGCAACAACTTATTACCGGTGCTGCCAAGCGGTTGCTTGATTTTGCCGCTCAAGAGCAAGGCGCAAAGTCTATTGATGATATTTTGAAAGAGGCAAGCGAAGCTTCTCGGTTTGTTACTGGTGGCGATGCCCCTTTGCTTGTGGCGATGGCCGACAATCCCGTTATTCGTCAGCAAGTCATTCGTTTGGCAAAGACAGACCCGGCTTTCCGTCAGCAAGTTAATGACACGCTGGCTGGGCTAAAGGGCGACATGCGCAGTAAGGTCGAAAAGATCTTCGGTAGTCGTTACGAAGCCAAGGGCGCTGAGCGTTCTGTATTTGAACCTGATTACAAGCCGGGTAAGCAGCCCACCTCTGGCCTTGATATTGGCAACGTAGTTCAGCGGCGCGAAGTTCTTTCTCGACGTATTGAGGACATTGCTTCCGGCTTTGACCCTACGGCTACGAAGGAAAGTATCGGCACACGAATTGAAAAATTGATTGAAGCAAGAAAGGAAGTTGTTGCCGATGAAATGTCTCCAAAGTACAAAGCTTTAACTAATGAGGCAAATGCTGCTGGCGTAAAAATGCCAAAAGAAGGCGTTGCCATGATTTATGACTTTGTTGAGCAAAACAATTTGCGAGACATCTTTGGCAAGGGCACCAAGCTTGACAAGAAAATCATGGATGTTCTCCAGCCAAGACAGTTCCCTGTACCGGGCACCGGAGAAACAGTGCTGGAGCATTTGCCACTGTCATTTGACAACGTGGACTCGTTGAAGCGTGCTATCAATGAGTTAAAGCGTGGCCGCATGAGTCAAGATGCGCTTCGACGGGTTGAGCAACTTGAAGATGTGTTTGACGAGGCTCGCAAGACTATTCCGGGCGACTTTAGCGAAAAGCTCCGTGCGGTTGACCGAGAGTACTGGCAGAAGGTCGGCGTTCCGTTTGGCGCTCAGGGCATCAAGGACATTGACTCGAAGACCTATGCCACTCAAGTTGCGCCTGTCATTTTGAAGAGCACAGAATCGTTCAACCAATTTGTTCGCGCTGCCGGGAAGGAAGAAGGATTCAAGGTAGCCGAAGACTCCATCATTAGCGACATTTACGACAAGGTTATTGAAGATGGCGTCATCAAACCTTCTAAGCTGGCAAACTACATAAA